ATGGCATTTCCATTAACCTTGCAAGGAAAAGAAAATGGGCTACGAAGCAAAGAAAATTCCATCAGCAATCAGCTCTGATATGACTGGTGAAAAGAAAGTTAGCGTTCCTAAAATGGATCGTGAATATGGCGGTGCTAAGTCTATGACAGGCGCAACACCACCTAAAGGCGCAACCAGCAGCGACACTAGCGGCGAACGCAAAATGAAAATCCAAGGCGGTGTTGGCATGGGTATGGCTGATGGCATTGGTATGCGTGAAGCCAGCCACATGGGTATGCACGATGGACGCAAAGGCGAAATGAAAGGTGGCACAAGCGAAGCCACTTGTTATGAGCACAAGCGTTACGAGCACGCACAAGACAAATAAGCGTGGCAACTAGGGGTCAAAGCCCTAGCGCCACTAAGCAAAACAACTAAAAAGGAGTTGAAATGCCTAATGGGAATTGTATGTCCTGTTGCCACTTTCTGAACACGGAAGTAATGGGGCAATGTCGTAGGTTTCCGACCTACCAAAATAGACACGCAAATGAGTGGTGTGGCGAATACACAACAAAAGATGTTGTATTAGATTTGCCCATTTACGCTATGGAAAAACGCAAATACACCAGAAAGGTCAAAAATGATACGACCGCTGCGTGATCGAGTTGTTGTCAAACCAGAGGTTCGCATACTTAGCGACATAATTTGGGTAAACAACAAAGAGTCATTTAATGAGGGTACTATTGTGGCGGTTGGTCCAGAAGTGGATCAGGCGGTAGTGGGTGACTTCATTAAATATGGCAATGGGGATTATTTGAACTGGCCTACCCACCGCATTGACGGACAGGACTACCAAATTATCCAAGAAGCTGACATTTGTGCTATTGTTGAGGAATCATGAAAGAAACCATCCAAATCAGAATCAACGACTTGATGGCAAAAGGCCGTGAGTTGGAACAACAGTTACACCAGATCAATGGTGCGTTGCAACAATGCCAGTGGACGCTGGCTGAACTGGAGAAAGACGATGCTGAAAAAGTCGACCAGCCCGAAAGCGTTTGAGAAAAACATCAAGATTGAGATGAAATCTGGTAAGCCTATAAAGCAGGCCGTGGCTATTGCTTACGCTGTTAAACGTGAAGCTGAAAAAGTTAAGAAGAAGAAATGAAGAAGCACGACAAGCCTATTGAGCACAAGACAACAGGCAAAGGCAAAACCTACAACCCAACAGAAAAGGGTGCAGGAATGACCGCCAAGGGTCGTGCTGAGTACAACGCAAAGAACGGCAGCAATCTCAAGCCGCCAGCGCCAAACCCCAAGACCAAAAAGGACGAGGGACGCAAAGCATCATTTTGTGCGCGAATGGAGGGCGTGGTTAAGAACGCCAAAGGACCAGCAGAACGCGCTAAGGCATCTTTAAAGAATTGGAATTGCTAACATGGCTACTAAACCTGGACTTTACGCAAACATCCACGCCAAACAAGAACGCATCAAGCGTGAAAAGGCAGAGGGCAAGCCTGTGGAAAAGATGAGAACGCCTGGCACAAAAGGCGCACCAACCGCCAAAGCATTTAAGGAGTCGGCTAAGACCGCAAAGAAATGACAGAAGTTACCGAAAAGCGTCCAGTTGGCAGACCAACAACCTACGACCCTGCATATATTGACAGGGTAATAGAACTTGGGCGCATCGGTAAATCAATCGAGCAAATCTGCTATCAACTTAATACTCCTGTAAGAACTTTGTATGAATGGCGTGATCGTCATCCAGAATTTTCGCAAGCCTTGGAAGATGCTAAGCAATATGAGCAGGCTTGGTGGGAAGAACAGGCACAAGCGTACATGGTTGAGAACAAAGAAAGCGACAAATTGAACCCGACATTATGGTCAAGGTCAATGGCTGCAAGGTTTCCGAAGAAGTATCGTGAAAGCACAAAGCAAGAGATTACAGGCGCAGAGGGCGCACCGTTGTTGCAAGGCATACAAGTGACATTTGTCAAACCAAGTGAGTGATTTCAGCAACGCCCAATTTCCTGTAAAGCTGGCGTGTTTATTTGACCCGCCTAAGTCTAGATACCGTGTATTACATGGCGGTCGAGGTGGTGCTAAATCTTGGGGCGTAGCTCGAGCACTGCTGATTAAAGCCGCCAAAGAACCATTGCGAATCCTCTGTGCGCGAGAGTTTATGACTTCTATGCGGGATTCTGTACACAAACTGCTGTCCGACCAGATCATTGACCTTGGCCTGCAAACGTTCTACGAGATTACTCAAGCAAGCATACGCGGCAAAAATGGCAGTGAATTCAGCTTTGTTGGCCTAAAGAACAATGTAGCCAATGTCAAATCATATGAGGGTGTGGACATTTGTTGGGTAGAGGAAGCTCAAACGGTGACTAGGTTGTCATGGAACGTGTTAGTTCCTACCATCCGTAAACCAGACAGCGAGATATGGGTGACATTTAACCCTGAGTTGGAGACTGACGAGACTTACCAACGATTTGTAGTCCACAAGCCAGAAAATGCGGTGGTGACTAAGGTTAACTGGAATGACAACCCTTGGTTTCCTGACACACTAAAGTTGGAAATGGAAAGCCTAAAGGCGCGTGATCCAGAAGCGCACAGGACGGTTTGGGAAGGGTTTTGCAGGCAAACAGTTGATGGGGCTATCTTTGCCAAAGAGGTGCAAATGGCTGAGTTGGAGAATCGCATTACCCGCGTTCCATATGATGCTACAAAGCCTGTACACGCTGTGTTTGACCTTGGATGGGCAGATGCAACTGCCATTTGGTTTGTCCAGTTTATTGGCATGGAAACCCGCTTAATTAGGTACATGGAAGATAACCAACAGACAATCAGCCATTACTTAGCTGAGATGCAGAAGTTTGGTTATGTGTACGACACGTTATGGTTGCCGCACGATGCACAGAACAAGACGTTGGCGGCAAATGGACGGTCAATTGAGGAAATTGTTAGGGCAGCGGGACATAAAACCCGCATTATTGAAAAGACGCCAGTAGTTGACAGCATTAACGCCGCAAGAACTATTTTTAGATCGTGTTATTTTGATAGAGAAAATTGTTATGATGGCTTACAATGTCTGCGTCATTATCGGTATGAGGTTGACCCTGATACAAAGCAGTTCAGCCGCAACCCGTTACATGACCAGTATTCGCACGGTGCTGATGCCTTTAGGTACATTGGTCTGATGATTAATGAACCCAAAGAACGTAGGAAACCCAAACCGATGCCGATGTACGGCAGCGCAAACAGTTGGATGGGCTAAATGGACAATTACGACCCGATTATTCAAGAAGCGGTGGACTTTCTGAAGTTCAGCAACGATGCCGACACAATGAACCGCCAAGAAGCCTTGGAGGACTTAAAGTTTGTCAATGGCGACCAATGGCCTGTTGAACTGCAAAACTCCCGCAATTTGGAGTCAAGACCAGTTCTGACCATTAATAAGCTCGATACGTTTTGCCGACAGGTTACCAACCAACAGCGCCAGCAACGCCCACGCATTAAGGTACACGCTACTAACACTGAAGCTGATGCCAAGGTAGCACAAGTTATATCTGGTGTTGTTAGACACATTGAGGTTAATAGTAACGCTGACCATGCATATGACAACGCCTTTGATTACGCTGTCCGTATGGGTTGGGGTTACTGGCGTGTGACCACAAAGTATGTGCGTGAAGATTCATTCGATCAGGAAATCTATATCGAACCTGTGGATAACCCATTTACTGTTTACTTTGACCCTAATTCCATTGCACCTGATGGTTCAGACGCTGAAAAGTGCCTGATTACCACAATGATGCCGAAAGAGGTGTTCCGCCAGATGTACCCTGATTTGGATGACGGAACATCGTTTACCCAACGCGGCACAGGCGACAGCCAATCAGAATGGATTACCAAAGAAGATATACGCATTGCCGAATACTTCTACACGGTGCGGGAAAAGGCAACGCTGTATCACTTGTCAGATGGAACAATGAAGTTTGCTGATGGTAAGGACTTTTTCCAACGATTGGAATTGGCTGGCTTGTCGGTTATTGATGAACGCGCAAGCTACAAGAAAACCATCAAATGGAAGAAGATGACCGCCATTGAGATTATTGAGGAACGTGATTGGCCTGGTCGCCACATCCCAATCGTCCCTTGCTACGGTCGCCATGTGGTAATCGGCAACAAGCGTAAGAAATTTGGCATGATTCGCAATGCCAAAGACCCGCAGCGTATGTATAACTTCTGGCAGACCAGCCTGACCGAAAGCATCGCACTTGCACCAAAAGCCAAGTGGATCATGGCAGAGGGTCAAGACGAGGGGCATGAGAACGAGTGGGCGCAAGCAAACGTTAAATCCACATCCTATTTGCGCTATAAACAGCGTGATATTGATGGTCAGCCTGCACCACCGCCACAGCGCCTACAACCTGAGCCACCGCCTGCTGGCGTGATTACTGCGGCAAGTGTCATCAATGACGATTTGTCTGCCATTATGGGTATCTTTGACCCTAATCAGATGCCCACAGGCAATATCTCAGGCAAGGCGCTGAACGGTCAGCAACAACAAGTTGACCTGACAAACTTTGATTATTACGACAATCTGACCCGATCAATCTCCCACACTGGCAAGATTATTCTGGACTTGATACCCAAGATTTACGATTCACAGCGTGTTTTGCGGATCATTGGGGACGATGGCAAACCAGATATGGTGACGCTGAATGAACGCACAGAAGTGGGCGAAGTGCTGAACGATGTGACTGTTGGCGAATATGACGTAGTGATGGAGACAGGACCAGGCTACAACAGCAAGCGCCAAGAAGCTGTCAATTCCATGATGCAGATGTTGGGCGCTGACCCGACTTTGATGCAAACTGCGGGTGACTTGATATTCCGCAACATGGATTTCCCTGGCGCTGACACCATTGCCGACCGCTTGGCTACGCTGAATCCGCTGTCACAAGTGGACAAGAAAAGCCCAATTCCTCCGCAAGTGCAGATGCAGTTGGCACAAAGCAAGCAACAAATGGAACAGATGGCACAGCAGTTACAGCAATTGCAAATGGTCATCAAACAGCGTCAGGACATTGAACAAGTCAAGCAAGACAGCGAAACTAAGCGCGAATTGCTACGCCAGACCGCCAAAGCACACAACACTGAGACGATGGCAGAAGTTAAGGTCAATGACCAGAATACCCGTGCGGTGACAAGCCAGAACAAGATGGAAATTGAAGCCATTATGGAACTGCTGTTACACCACATGGACACTGCCAGACTGAATAAAGAAATTGCCAAGCGCGACCGTGAGCAACAAAACGCCATGCGGTTCGCTGAAACTGACATTTCCTCTGGCGCAAACCCATTAATTCAGCAATAGGAGTCATCATGCCTACCGTGACAAATAAGAACAGAGAAGAATTTAATGCTGAAGAAATGGCAAAAAAAGACTCAAAAAGACCCAGAGCCTCTAATATTTTTTATCACAGATATAAAGACAAAATTACACCCCACAAAGAATATTTTGAATTTGTAAAAACAAATGAACCTCATGTAAAAGAATATAGCTCTGGTATTAGAGATGAAGTTAAACGATTAACTGGATTGAACGAAAAGCAACAAGCAAAGAAATTACACGAAAAAATGAAAGAAGCAGTTAATCATGTAACAGAAACATGGGACTATACAAAACCAAATGATTGACACAACAATAATTTGGTGGTAAAAACCACAAAACCTTACTAGTTGGGTCAACTAGGTTAATTCTTGAGGTAACTCATGTCAGAAAAAGAAGCAGGGTCAGTATTGACCAGCGAAAATGCAGCAGATTTTTATGCACAAAGATTAGGTTTAGCTGATCGTGAAGCATCTGAGGCGGTTGTTGAGGAAACTCCAACTGAGCCAGTAGCAGATACAGACCAGAGTGAGCCTACAGCAGAGGAAGAAGCTAAACCCACAGAGGAAAAGAAGCAGAACCCGAAACTTGAGAGACGGTTTTCTGATCTGACTAAGCAACGTGAAGATGCGCGTAAAGAAGCGCAACAAGAACGTCAGCGTAGGGAAGAATTAGAAGCACGTTTAGCGGCACTTGAGAAACCGACAGCGCCAAAAGCGCAAGACGTAGACGAAGAACCGCAACCAAGCCAGTTCCAAGACGCGTTTGAGTATGCGAAAGCCCTAGCGGAATATTCGACAGAAAAGGCGTTAGCGGAACGTGATAGGCGAGATGCAGAGGAAAAGGTAGCAGTTGAACGCCAAAAGGTCATTGAGACTTGGGCGACAAAAGTGCAAGCCGCCAAAGCATCTTTGCCAGACTTTGATGAGATCGTGGCATCTAGTGATGTTGTTGTGAATGACGATGTTAGAGATGCAATTCTGGAGAGTGATGTAGGACCACAGGTTCTGTACCACCTAGCTGAAAATGATGAACTCGCAAAGAAAATAGCTGGTATGTCGCCTAAAGCGGCCTTGAGAGAGATAGGGAAATTGGAAGAACGGTTATCCGTAAAGCCAACTGCTAAACAAGATACTGTGGTTAAAAGTCGAGCACCAGCACCGATCAGCCCGATCCGTGGTGGGGTTGCACCAGTAGATGTACCAATTGGCAGCGATGGCGAATTTCATGGTACTTATGCTCAGTGGAAAGCCCAACGCAGAACAGGCAAGATCAGGTAAACCTAATCTTTTTGGAGAAATCAAATGGCTAATCAATTGCTAACCATCTCTAAGATCACCAACGAAGCGTTGATGGTCTTGGAAAACGAATTGACTTTCACATCGGAAGTCGACCGCAACTATGACGACCAATTCGCTGTCGTAGGTGCAAAAATCGGTAACACCGTTAACGTCCGTAGACCTGGTCGTTTCATCGGTACTACTGGCCCTGCTTTGAACGTTGAAGATTTCAACGAGACAAGCGTTCCTGTAACTTTGAGTACACAGTTCCACGTTGATACACAGTTCACTACACAAGACTTGGCTTTGTCCTTGGATATGTTTAGCGACCGCGTGTTGAAGCCTGCAGTGGCGGCTATTGCCAACAAGATCGACCGTGACGGTTTGGTCATGGCTAAAAACAACACCGCCAACATCGTTGGTACTGCTGGCACACCACCCACAGGTTTGATTACATACCTGACCGCAGCCGCTTACCTTGATGCCGAGGGCGCACCACGCGATGGTCGCCGTTCATGTATCGTTGAACCCTTTACATCTGCCACTATTGTGGACAGCTTGAAAGGTCTGTTTGTGCCTCAAGAAGCCATTGGCGAGCAGTATCGCAAGGGCTTGATGGGTCGTGACAGCGCAGGCATGAACTGGAAGATGGATCAGAACGTTGTGTCTCAGACATTCGGTTCTTATTCAACCGCTGTTCTGTCTTGCAACACTTCAACTGCAACAGGCTTCTTGACTTCTGGTTGGGCATCTACTTCAACAATCGCATTGTCAGCTACCACTGCCAGCGCATCGTTGCAACAAGGTGACGTTATCCAGATCGCCAATGTCTATGCGGTCAACCCACAAAACCGTCAGGCTTATGGTTCAAACAAACTGCGTAACTTTGTTGTGACTGCGGCTGCGACTGTTTCTACTTCTGGTACTACATCTGTGACCGTCAGCCCTGCTGTCATCACTGCTGGTCAGTTCCAGAACGTGTCTGTCACATCACCTGGCGCATCTGCTGTTACACCTTTCAACAACACTGGTACTGTTTCCCCACAAAACATCATCATGCACCGCAATGCGTTCTGTTTGGCAGTAGCCGATTTGGAATTGCCAGAAGGTGTGCATTTTGCTGGTCGTGCAAGCGATAAGGAAATCGGTCTGTCAATGCGTGTGGTTCGTCAATACACCATTAACAACGATTCAATTCCTACACGTTTGGATGTGTTGTATGGCTGGGCCCCGCTGTACCCTGAGTTGGCTTGCCGCGTTGCCGCCTAATCATTAACTCTTTTTAAGGAAAAAATCATGGCAAATCCAGGACCAGCATCAGCGATTACTCAAGAATCATTTGCACCAATGACCAACGTGGTCAAAGGTGGCGTGTTTTCTTTGAGTTTGACTCCAGCAGCCGTAGCAACCATTACCACCGCCGCCCAAAACTTTGCCAGCACTGGCATTGGCTTGGTTGTTGGTGATTATGTTTCTGTGGCATTTAACGGTGCTCAGACAGCAGGCGTAGGCGTTCTTGACGCTTATGTATCTGCCGCTGACCAGTTGACCGTTCGCTTTGTAAACCCCACTGCTGCAAGCGTTACGCCTGCCGCTGGTACTTACTTAGTGTCTGTACAACGTCCAAGCACTTTGACCGCCACTAACGCTACATCACCATTGCTTTCTTGGTAATAGGTGTGAAGTAGAGAAAAGCCACTCTCAAAAGGGGTGGCTTTTTCTATTTTTAAAGTACAATCAATTCATTCTGTAAAGGAATCATCATGGCATCTACCACCGTCACCCGTGGAAATTCGCACGAAACTTTCTACATCTCTATTAACATCACACCAACAGCGGTTACTGGTCAAACCACTAGCAATCAAACTTTCAGTGTGCCAGGCTTGTTAACCACCGACATTATCATTGCACAAGGTTACATCACTAACCAAACAAGTGGCGTGTTTATTGTTGAAGCTGATTGTATTGCTGCAAACGTTTTGACTGTTCAATTTGGTAACTTCACAACTGGCTCAGTCACTCCTGCGGCTGGTTTGTATGAGTTTCAAATTGTGCGTCTTGAAGGCCCAGCACCAACAACGGCAGGCTAATCATGGCAGGCTCAACCGTTCAAAGAAACGCTGGTTCAACGGTTGCGTTGTCAGTCACTAGCACGGCTCATGCGGCTGTGTTGATTGATGATTCAACCAATGACCAGATTAACTACACTGCGTTTTTGAACACTGGCGCAGCGCCTATTGCTGTGAAATGGGGTATTGCCGATCCTGGCGCACCCGCTTTTCCAGTAGATGGCACAAATGGCGATTTTGTCTTAGCTGCTGGCATGACAACACCGCTAATTTTGGCTACGCCTACAACACCATACTATCTGACAGCAAAAAGCAATTCAGGCACTGCTGGCATTTTGTATGTAACGCCTGCCGCCGATCAATCCTAAGGAGTAGGCATGGCTGATCCTGCCAAAGTCCTAGACCAGAATCTATTGCCTGTACAGGCGTATTTTGCTGTCGATGGAACATTTCAAACATTTATTGGTCAGGGTCAGCCATTTTTTGCCACGTTGAATCCAAATCAGTCTGGTTTGGCAATTACGCTAAGTACGTTAGATTCAAGCCCAATCGGGTCGATTACACCGTCTACTGGTGTTTTCACTAATATCTCAACTACCACAGGGTCAATTTCTACCACACCCACGGCAAACACAGATATTGCCAACAAATACTATGTTGACCAAATTGCCCAAGGGTTAAGCCCCAAGCAAGCAGTTAAATGCGGCACAACTGCCAACATTACATTGTCTGGATTGCAGACAATTGATGGCTATACGACCTTGGCTGGCGACCGTGTGCTTGTAAAGAATCAGTCTACAAGTTCACAAAACGGCATTTACATTGCATCAGCTACCGCATGGACTCGATCCACGGACATGGATGTGTGGTCGGAAGTGCCAGGCGCGTACACTGTCATTTTGAACGGCACAAATAACGCAAACACTGGTTGGGTTTGTACTGCCACAGACGCAGGAACAATTAACGTCACTGCCATGCCTTGGGTTCAATTCTCAGGTATGGGGACTTACTTTGCTGGCACAGGTTTAAATCTTGCATCTAACACATTTAGTATTGCTAACACTGGCGTTACTGCCGCATCGGTTGGGTCTGCATCTAAAACGCTGACCGCCACTGTCAACGCACAAGGTCAATTGACTTCTTTGCTAGATACCAATATTGCAATTGGCGCAACCCAAATCACATCTGGCACGATTGACACCGCAAGAATCTCAGGTTCATACACTGGTATTACTGGTGTTGGAACGCTGACCGCAGGCACATGGAACGCAAGCACAATTGGCGTGGCTTATGGCGGTACAGGCGCAACCACATTGACAGGTTACGTTAAAGCAAGCGGCACAAGCGCATTTACAGCGGTGTCCACCATTCCTAACACTGACATTAGTGGTTTAGGCACAATGTCCACCCAAAATGCCAGTTCTGTGGCTATTACAGGTGGTTCTGCGGCGGTTTCTACGCTTAAAACACTAGGTTTAACAGGTTATTTGTATGGGAATGACACAAGTGCTGTAACCGCATCAACAACCATTCCAACATCAGCTTTATCTGGTAATTTTGTTAGCACATTTTCAGCAGGTACAACAGGATTAACACCCAACACCAACACCGCAGGCGCGATTACTTTGGGTGGCACTTTAGCTGTTGCTAATGGTGGAACTGGCGTGACTTCATCAAGTGGCGCTAATTCTGTTGTTTTGCGAGATGCAAATGCAAATATTACAGTTAATTGTTTGTTTGAGGGATATGCAACAGTAGCTGCAAGCGGAACAACAATCGTTTTAACTGCGGCATCTGCCCAAAATTACCAAATCACTGGCTCTGGTGGTCAAGTAATCAGATTACCTAATGCAACAACGCTACCTAATGGCGCATTGTTTACATTTAACAACAATCAAAGTTCTGGCGCTATTACTGTTCAGAATAATTCATCAACCACTGTTGCAACAATCAATTCTGGTGGATATGTAATTGTTACTTTAATAGATAACGCAATTGCGGCTGGCTCATGGGATCGTCACGACCAAACGCCAGCTAACGTATCTTGGTCTACTAACACGTTTGATTACTCTGGCTCTATTACTAGCGCAACGTGGAACGGTTCGACCATTGCTATTAATCGAGGCGGTACAAATGGAACGGCTACACCAACCGCAGGCGCAGTGGCTTATGGAACTGGTACGGCTTACGGATTTACAGCGGCAGGCTCATCTGGTCAGGTGCTTCAGTCTAATGGTTCAAGCGCACCAACTTGGGCAACCCCATCAGCTTCAATCACAATTTCTGATGACACATCAACAATAACAGCTAGATATTTGCTGTTTACAAACGCTACGACAGGATCAATTTCTACTGAATACGTCAGTTCCACTAAATTACAGTACGTACCCAGCACTGGCGTTTTATCGGCTACTGGCTTTTCTGGTGCTGGTGCATTTACCACTTTAAGCGCAAGTTCTACTGTTTCTGGATCAGGTTTTACGTCATATTTTGCATCACCGCCTGCAATTGGTGGAACAGCAGCGGCGGCGGGTACTTTTACAACATTAACTGCAACCGCAGATTCTGCATTTACGTCAACAGGTGCTTTACAGCTTCCATCGGGAACTACTGCTCAACAACCAACTGGTGTAGCTGGCAAGATTCGCTATAACACTACAACCAGTTCATTTGAGGGATACAGTGGTGGTGCTTGGGCATCTATTGGTGGCGGGTCAACAATTTCAGACGATACAACCACAAATTCAACTAGATACCCATTATTTGCGGCAGCTACATCTGGAACTGCCTCAACAATATACACAAGCTCTACTGAATTAAAATACAATCCATCAACAGGTGTTTTAACTTCTGTAGGATTAGCGGCAAGTTCTGGATTGCATGAAAATTCAGCAACAATTGCCGCTAATTACACAATTGGAACAGGTAACAATGCTATGTCAGCAGGACCGATAACCATTAATGCAAGTGTTTCTGTCACAGTTCCATCTAGTTCAGTTTGGGTGGTTTTATGATTATTTTAGATGGAACAAATGGCGAAACATTTCCATCATGGACAACTGTTACACGACCTGCTTCCCCTAATGCTGGTCAAACTGGATATAACACTACTTTATCTGCGCTTGAATCATACAACGGTACAACATGGATTAGTATTGGAACAGTAACTAATGCTTTGACTATTGGTACTGGATTATCTGGTACAAGTTTTAATGGTTCTTCCGCAGTAACAATAGCAATAGATAGCACAGTTGCTACGTTATCAGGTACACAAACCATAACAAACAAACGTATAAACCCAAGAGTTTCAAGTGCCGCCAGCCCAACCAGCCCATTAACACCAGACTTTAGTTCATATGATGTTTATGCTATTACTGGTTTAACAACTGCTTTAACTATTAATGCGCCGACAGGAACACCTGTTGATGGAAATAAATTGATATTCCGAATTCTTGATAATGGAACAGCTAGAGCATTAACTTGGAATGCCACATACACTGTAATTGGAGTTACCTTGCCCACAACAACAGTGGCAAGTAAAACAATGTATGTTGGTTGTATTTATAACGCTAATAACACTCGTTGGGATGTTATTGCAGTAACTACACAGGCTTAATCATGGCTGTAACTAAATATATTTTTTATAATGGGGCTGGTGGACCAAGCAACTTTACTGTTCCTGCTGATTTTGTTTCACTTGTTTCATTAGAAGCATTAGGCGCTGGTGGTAGTGGAAATACTGGCGGCGGCAGCACACAATATGGTGCTGGAGGTGGTGGTGCTTATTCAAAAACTCTTGGTAGTTCAGTAACAGTACCACTTGTTGCTGGTGTAACTACAGTTTTTTTTAATTCTCCGCAAAATGGCGGATTGGGTGATTCTTGGATAGCTATTACTGCCGTTCAATCAGGCCCACCCAGTTCTACCGCAACTGGAGTGTCTGCAAAAAGTGGTGGTAGTGCTTCGGCTAACGTAGGCGGTGCTGGTGGATCGGCTGCTTCTGGAGTAGGGGATACTAGATGGAATGGTGGTGCTGGTGGCACTGGAACTACTACAACAAGGAATAATGCTGGTGGAGGAGGTGGTGCGGCTGGCCCATCAGGTGCTGGTGGTGATGGAGGTGCGGCTTATAACAGTACCGCAAATAGAGGGCATGGGGGTGGTGGCGGCACTAACAATGGTTCTGCTGGTAGTGCTGGCACTAGTACGGCTGGTGGTGCTGGTGGTAGCGGTGGTGGCGGTACTGCTTCGGGTGGGTCGGGTGGTACTTCTGGTTCACCTAGCGGCACTGCTGGATCTACTAGCAGTAGTGGTGCTGGTGGCGGCGGCGGCGGTTATGGTGCAACTGGTTTAAATAATTCTACCAATGCAGGAGGTATTTATACTGCTTATTCTAATGCAACTACTGGCGTTGGTGATGTAAATATTGGTGCTGGCGGCGGTGGTGGATTTGCTGGTACGTTAGGTCCTGGTGCTGGTAGAAGCGGAAATAGTGGTGGAATTACTACTGGCGGTACTGGTTGGGTTTTATTTACTTACCTTGCCGCAGATCCAGTTACAAACAATGGCAACTTTCTTGCGTTTTTTTAAAAATAAATAATTGAATAAAAAAATGAAAAATCAACTTATTATTTTGGAAATTTATGCCAACAATAGTTAACGGAACAAACGGTTTGCTGAGATCAGCAGATTATCAAACCCCATCGACAGGGTTTAGTTATACTTTTCCAGCGTCTTCCCAAGTTGTGATATTTAAACCATCTGCAACACTTGCGGCTGGCACAATTACAATGCCACTTGCGCCATCTGATGGTATGACCGTGACCATGACAACAACTCAAACAATTACAGCTTTGGTTTTGTCAGGTAATACAGGACAAACTGTAAACAATGCAATTACCACTTTGACAGCGGGAACTGCGGCATCGTATCTTTACCGATCTGCTGACACATCTTGGTATCGAATAGGATAAAGGGCAAAAAATGAGCACTGTAGTTTTTCAAGCAGCATTAGGTGGTCAAATCAATCTGGTTGGGGCTAATACTGCATCAACGCTAAATATTAATGTGCCTGCATTTGCTGGAACAATGGCATCTTTATTATCCGTAAACAACAATGGCGTAACTTATGTAAATTCAAGTGGTCAACCGACAACTGGTTCAGCCTTAACATTTGATGGAACAAACTTTGTTACAACAGGTACAGCATCTGCTACCAAATTAATACCAACTGGAGGAACTGCAACTGGCAATGGAATGTATTTGCCAGCAAGTAATCAAATTGCTTTTAGTACAAATGGCACAGAAGGTATGCGTATTGACGCAAGCAGTAACTTGCTAATTAACTCAGGCTACGGCTCTGTTGCTACTGCATACGGCTGTCGTGCTTGGGTAAACTTTAATGGTGTGACAACAGTATCAATTAGAGGATCTGCAAATGTAAGTTCAGTTACTAGAGCTAGTGCTGGTCTTTATACAATCAACTTTACGATTGCAATGCCTGATGTAAATTATTCTGCTATTGGAACTTGTAATTTTGAATATGACATAGGACTACCTTTAAACACTAAAACATTTGCAACTGGTTCTATTGGAATAGAGACATTCAGACCATATCCATATAACACGGTTGTTGACGTAAGCACTGCTTGCGTTGCAATTTTCAGATAAGGAGAAACCATGACACAAGTAATTATTTGCCCAAACGATGATGGATGGGTATCAGTTATTAGCCCTGCGCTTGAATGTGGTTTATCTATTGAAGAAATTGCTCGTAAAGACGTTCCTGCTGGTAAGCCTTATCACATCATCAACGTAGACCAACTGCCACAAGAGCATATGTTTTTTGAAGCATGGGAAGCCGACTTTTCTAATCCAGATGGACATGGGATTGGACATGACGCTTGGTTTGCAGAGCAGGGGCAAGCATGATTACCATCAATGTAACTAAAGCCAAAGTAATTGCTCACGATATTCGTCGTGAACTAAGGTCTCAAGAATTTAAACCTTATGACGATGCAATTGCTAAACAAATACCTGGACAAATTGAGGGCGCAGAAGCGGCAAGGCAGGCTATTCGTGATAAATATGCAATTATGCAAACAACAATAGATGCAGCAACAACAATAAATGAATTAAAGGCGGCAATAACATGACAACATTCAATTGGAAAATTTTAGAAATCTCTGCTGATGGTGAATTAATCACCCATGCCAAATATTTTGTTGCCGCTGAAACCGACACAGGCGAAAAAGTAGAAACCGAGGGAAACTGGTGGTTTAGCAACAAAATCCTTAATAAGCCATTTAATGAAGTGACTGAAGCGGATGTAGCGTCTTGGATTGAAAATGAGACTACCCAAAACGGCATAAACCTTATAAAATCCCGTTTAGAGGAACAATTAGCGTCCCTGCAAGGGAATAGAGTTGTTGTTGCGCCTTGGTTACCCCAAATCTTCACACCGAATATTTAGGAACAAAAATGGCTCAACCAATTGACATTATCAGCAGGGCATTAAAGGATATTGGCGCATTAGAAGCTGGTGAAACTCCGACCGCTGATGCCACGCAAGACGCGTTTGATATGCTGAACGATATGCTCGATCAGTGGTCAAATGAGGATATGATGGTTTTTTATAAGACCGAAATCGTATTCCCCATTACGTCAGGTCAGACGCAATACACGATTGGACCAGGCGGGCAAATAGGCGCAAACTTTGTCGGCAGCATTTCTGGCAACGTCTTAACAGTCACTTCTATTAACTCAGGCGCTATTGCTTTGGGGCAAACCCTAAGCGGTTCTGGTATTTCATCGGGTACAACCATAACAGGCTTTGCTACTGGTGCTGGAGGTAACGTCAATGAAATCGGAACGTACACAGTCAACATCTCCCAAACCGTTGCATCAACAACAATCAGCGCCTATTACCAGCGACCCCTCGTTATCAGTTCTGCTTTTGTTCGTATCAATACTAATTCAAATGGTACTCCTATTGTTAATGGTGGTTTAGATTACCCTGTCGCAATACTGGCGGTAGAAGATTACGAAATGATCGGACTAAAAACACTGTCTGGTCCTTGGCCTAAAGCCTTGTATTACCAACCAACCGAAACGCTTGGCAATATTTTTGTTTGGCCTAACCCTAGTCAGGGCGAAATGCACTTATTTGCGGACACAATTTTCCGCAGATACGACTCAATCAATGACACAATTGTTCTGCCACAGGCTTATGCAATGGCGGCTAGATGGTGTTTGGCTGAACGTTTGATGCCTATGTACGGCAAGAATAGCCAAGTGCAAATAGCAATGATTCAAGGCTTTGCGGCGCAAGCAAAGGCTACGATTAAGCGCACAAATATGCGTCCTGTTCAAACTTCTAGGTATCCTGATTCTTTGTTAGTCGGAAAAGCTAAAGACGCTGGCTGGATTCTCAGCGGTGGATTTGCGAGGTAATAAATGGCAGATTTTGGATTTGTCGGACCAAGTTACACAGCACAGTCAATCTATGCTGACGCGCAGGAGTGCATCAATTTCTACCCTGAGATTGACCCACTCAAACAGCCTGGCGACCGTGGCGTGGTGGCTTTGTACCCTACGCCTGGCCTGACTCCAAAAATTGTTTTTCAAAACTCTCAAGAAGTCAGGGGATTACGCACTGTTTCTGGCGGTGGTCAGTTAATTTGTGTGGTGGGACAATATGTTTATGCTTTGACTTCCACACTTACGCCTACATTAGTTGGTCAGTTAAACACCACCACAGGACGCGTAGACATCACTGATAACGGAATTAATGTCTATATTGTGGATGGTTCAAATCGTTACACATGGCGCATTTCAAGCCCATCTAGCGCAGTTTTTACAGGCTCAATATCAGGCACAACCTTAACTGTCACTGCTGTCACCAACGGCACAATTGGCATAAATCAATCATTGTTTGGCATAGGTATATTGCCAGAAACCGTGATAACTGCTTTGGGAACTGGAACAGGTGGTGTTGGAACTTACACCATAAACCTGACGCAAGCTGTTGCCAGTAAAGCAATGAATTCAGTTAATGTTGGCGCAGTGGTTACAGGATCAATTTCAGGCACAACTTTAACTGTGACTGCAGTTACATCTGGTACGTTATATGTTGGTCAAACTATCCAAGGCTCAACAGTCACGGCAAACACCATGATTACCGCCCTTGGAACAGGCACAGGTGGCGCTGGAACATACACGGTCAGCACATCACAAACAGTCACATCTAGAACGCTGTACGGGCTTAATTTTGCCTATTTGCCAAGCACAGATGGTGCTTTTACAGGTGGCACAACAGTTGACATTGTGGACAATTATTTTGTGTATAGCCGCCAAAGTAGCCAACAATGGGGCGCATCAAACGTGCTTTCACCTATTTCGATAGGTACGTCATTTGGCTCAAAAGATGGTGCGCCTGATAATTTGGTGGCGCTGATTGTTGACCATCGTGAAGTTTATTTGTTGGGTGAAGCATCGTCAGAGGTATGGGTTGACGTGGGGGCGGCACAGTTTCCGTTCCAACGCATACCTGGCACATCTACTCAACACGGTATTGCAGCCACTTTTTCCGTTGCTAGAGTTGGTAATTCATTTGCTTATTTGTCCCAAAATAACCGTGGACAAGGCGAAATTATGATGATGAATGGATATATTCCACAAAGAATATCCAATCATGCTGTTGAAAATACCCTTGTAAATCAAACCATTAATGACGCAATTGCGTGGACTTATCAGCTTGAGGGACATGAAATTTATGTGATTTCATTCCCAACCATTAACCTGACTTGGGCTTATGACATTGCTTCTGGTATGTGGCATAAATGGTTGTATACCAATAATTTAGGTCAATATGAACGTCATCGAGGTAATTGCTGTGCTGTTTTCCAAGGAATGGTAATGGTGGGCGATTATTCAAATGGCACACTATATGAATTGGATAAAGCCAATTACACCGATTCTGGTCAAAATGTCCGCAGATTACGCAGAGCACCACATTTGACAGCAGACTTACAACGGCAATATTTTGATGAATTGCAGATTCAGTTTCAGCCAGGCGTTGGAACAACCAACGTAGACAATCCTCAAGCTATGCTGAGATGGTCAAACGATGGCGGGTCAACTTGGTCAAATGAATATTGGGTTTCTATTGGCAAACAAGGTAAATACAAAAATCGTGCCATTTGGCGTAGATTGGGGTATGCAAGGGACAGAATCTTTGAAGTTTCTGTGTCTGACCCAATCAATGCGGTAATTGTTTCTGCTAATCTCAAAGGAAGTGCGGGGGATAACTGATGGCAACAGGACTATATGGTGCAAGCCAAACCAACCCTTACCCGCAAGCTGAGTTTTTGGATGGGCAAACTAAGCGCCCCACAAGGGCATGGCAACAATTCTTTTTGAATCTACTTAACTTTTCCAGTGCGTCTACGGCTACTGCGGGTTCAGCAACATTACCGTCTAACCCTGTTGGGTTTATAAATGTTACGGTAAATGGTCAAAATTTCAAAGTTCCTTATTACAATCAGTAACATGGAACTTACAAAAATCAAAATCCCAACACGCGAGCAAATTGAAAAATTGCAACGTGAAATGTCGCAAATGCCTGTTGCGGATTTGCAAATGGCATCTGACGCAATGCACACCGAACATTATTTTCATGGCGGTATGTATGCACGAAAGTTAAGCCGCCCAGCGGGTTGTTTAATTGTTGGTAAGGTGCATAAACAAGATCATTATTTTTTGTGCGCCAAAGGTGAAATTATTGCTTGGTCAGAAAAGGGAATGGTGCATCTTCATGCTGGTGACATTATTGAATCCAAGCCTGGCACAAAGCGCGTAACGTTAGCTGTGACTGATGCAATTGGCATCACTTTTCATAAGACTGACAAAACCGATTTAGATGAAATTGAAAAAGAAATGATTGAATCTGATGAACTTGCGTTGTTTGATTCCTCAAACAATTTAAAAGTTTTAGAAATTAAAGGGGAATAATATGAGTTGGGTAGCTGCCGCAGTTATTGGAGGTTCAGTAATTTCTGGGTCAATGGCTCAGAAAGGTGCGCAAGCACAAGCTAACGCAATGCGGGAATCCGCTGCTTTGCAAAAGCAAATGTTTGATATTCAAAATGCACAGCAAGCACCATATCGGGAAGCTGGTTATTCTGCATTGTCAGACATTGGAGGCATGAAGCCTTATCTGACCCACCAATATGGCGCAGAGGATTTCCAACAAGGCATAGACCCTGGTTATGCTTTTAGATTGCAACAAGGCCAACGTGCTTTGCAAGCCCAACAAAATCAGGCAGGCGGTTTGATTGGTGGAAATGCTTTGGCTGCCATGCAAGACTACACACAAGGTCAAGCTAGTAACGAATATCAAAATGCTTTTAATCGTTACCAAACTCAACGTGGAAACATATATAACTCACTAGCGTCTATTGCTGGTTTGGGTCAAACATCACTTGGTCAAACAGGTCAATTAGCAGGAACAACTGCACAAGGTGTTGGCGGTGCTATTGCTGGCGCTGGTTCAGCTTTGGGTGCGGGTCAAGTGGCAATGGGTAATGCACTTGGTGGCGGTTTTCAAACGCTTGGTAACCAACAATATTTGTCCAACTTACTAGCACAACGCAATCCTCTGGCAATGCAAGCGCCATCGGGATATGGCACAGTTGTTCCTCAAGGTCAATATAGCACCACAGGTTAAGGAATAAATCATGGCAGATTACACACCAGTAGCAGCGCAAGCAAGACCACCACAACAAATGTCATTGGCTGATATGGTCAATATGGCTGGTGGTATTCAACAATATCAACAAGCTCAACAATTAAATCCTATTCAATTAGAAGCGGCGCAAACAAATTTATCGCGCCTGCAACAATTAACACCTTTAGAAGTCAGAGGTAAAGCTGCCGAAACAAAAGTTTCAGAAGAAACTGCACCAAGCAGAATTACTGAATTTGCCGAAAAAGCTGCTCAAGCGGGTATATCAACTCAAAGTATGCAAATGGATTTTGCCAATAAAAAAGTTATTGGTATTGCAAATCGGTTAACTGGATTAATAAATAATCCATTAATTATTACTGCCGAACAAAATCCACAAGCTGTTAATCCAGATCAATTAGGCATGACAATAAAAAAATATGCAGAAGAACAAGCAAATGCTTTAGGTATTCCTAAAGAACAAGCAGATCAATTGATTCAACCATATTTAGAACAAGCAAAAAACCCTGCCGCGTTAAGACAATTTCTAAAAGATAAATTGTTATCTACTTTAGATCAAGGTTCAAGATTAACAGCAATGCAGCCTAGTGGTGTTCCAATCAACACAGGGGCTGGTGGTGGGGTTGTTTCTACATCTCAATTTGGTCCTTATGTGCCTGGTACAGTTTTGCCTGGCACTGCATATATTCAGCAATTGCCACCAACGCAAGAAGTTATTGACCCTGCTACTGGTCAAAAACGTTTAATTGGTCCTGCTGGTGGAAATACGCCACCTTTAACTACAGGTCTTACACCAGCACAATCAGCAACATTAACAGCGGGTGCAAACGTGATTGGTGAAGATTTGCCTAAGACTATGGCAGAAGCTAAAGATGCGCCAGCAAGAATTGGCGTATTACAAAACATCAAGAAACTTGCGCCTGACGCATTTACTGGCCCAACTGCTGAACGCAGACAAATGGTTACTAGTTTTGCACAAATGTTAGGCATGGATGTTGGTAAGCTAGAAACCGCATCTACTGATGAATTGATGAAAAACTCTGCATTATTGCAGTTAGCTGGTGGAAATACTGATGCTGCTAGAGCCTTGGCACAGTTTGCAAATCCTAATAACAAAATGAGCAAAGAAGGTATTGCAAAAGTTGTTGACCAATTGACAGGCATAGAAAAAATGAGATTGGCAAGGTCTAATTATTTAAGCCCTGCACAAAATGATGCTGCACAATATGCTCAACGCAAACAAGAATTTGATTCAATTTCTGATCCACGCATTTTCCAAGAAATGACTAGAGAAGATGTACAAAAATTGCGTAAATCAATGTCGCCTGCTGAACAAAAACAAATATCAAATATGGTACAAAAAGCTAGAAGATTAGGAGTATTGCAATAATGCCTACTTTAGCTGAATTATGGGATGAACCTGTTGTTAAATCAACTGGTGGTCAAGGTGACCGTGAACAAACTCGAACTGCAATATTGCAGAATGAATTGTTAGACGCACAAAAACGACTGTCTTCAGCTATTGATCCGCAAGCAAAAATAAGATTTCAAGCGGATGTGGACGCATTAAATCGTGAACTTGGATTTGGAAAAAAAGTTAAATCTACACAAGTTACACAACAACCACAAACCACACAACCGCAAACTACTCAACCTTTGCAAAGTGGTAATTTTGCAGACTTATGGGATGCAACTGAATCACCAAGCACAACTGGTGTAACGCAAACAAGCACTGCTAATGCTGGTCGTGGTTCTTACGAGGGATATACCCCATCAGATGAAGTCAGCGGAAAAGTTGTGGGTAAAAAATTAACACCACAAGACTTAGCCCAACCACAAACAGTAGTTGGGCAAGCATTAAAACAAGTTTTTGATGCACGAAAAGCTGTTCAACAATTGGTGCGACCAGCTTATGAAATTGGTGGAACATTAATTGGTGCGCCAATAGGCGCGGTTGCTGGTCCAACGGCTGGTATAATTGAAACAATCCAATCAGGAAAACTTGGCACACCTGAGGGCATTAGATTAGGCGCACAAAAAGCGGAAGCAGTTCAACAAGGATTAACTCCTGACATCACAACTCCTACCGCGCAAACTGTATTATCAGGATTACAAAAAGCATTTGAAGCATCAAAATTGCCGCCTGCAATAACTCCCGAATTAGCGGCTTTGCAACCAACTATTGGTTCTGCTACTAAACAAATTACACAAGGCATTAAAACTCGTTTGCCAGAAATCACATTTGAAAAAGTTCCAACTTCAACTGAAATAGGGGCAGTAAGCGCTAAACCATCAGTTGCCAAGCCAACGGCAAGCAGTGTAGGTGCGGCTGGCACAGAATTAAATCCTTATACAGGACAATTGACTGGTGAAGAAACAGCAAGAGGGCAGTTTCCTCAAATAAAACTTTCAAAAACACCAACTGATGTGTCGCCTAATGAGCAAACATTAAGGGCGCAAATTGTTCAACAAGTGATGCCAGATTCGGTACGCCCTGGTGTTATTACAGGCAACGAAAACATTTTGCGCGATGAACACACAAAAGCCAAATTAGACACACCAGAAGGTTTAATTTACAAGCAACAAATTGCAAACGAACAAAACGCTTTGTCCAGATTTGCCCAAGATCGTGTTGATGCTACTGGCGCATCGCCAACTCTTATTAATGATGAACAACGCGGCAATCGAATTAACGATATATTTTTTGGCACTGCGCCTGATGATATTGGAAGTGCAAGTTTAAAAGGTTATTTAAACCAAACCAAACAAGAAATTTACAAAGACGCATTTAACAAAATGGGCAACAATCCCATTACAACATCACATATTGATAATTTGTTTGCTGATCCGCAAACGCAAGCAACCTTTAAAGCTGAGGGTACGTCTGATATATTGAATGGCGCAAAAGACCTGATCCAACTTGCAAAAACAACAGGATTTAGATTACCTGACAATACGGTAGCGCCTGCGGGTTCTGTGGCTGCTTATGATGCTGTTAGAAAAAGCCTAAATGGTATTTGGTCGCCAGCAAAGGCAAGGGCAATTTCTGAAATTAATCGAATGATTGACAAGGATATTGCCGCTAATGCAGACCCAGCGCTTTATAAGTTGGGTGATAAGGTGCATCAGATTGAAAAAAATATTTTAGAAGCCCCAGGCATCGAAAACCTTTTTGGTGAAGTTGATCAAAATGGCATCACAAGGTCAAAAACACCCGCAGAAAAAATCCCTACTAAGCTAAACAATTTGCGTTTAGATCAATGGCGAAACATTAGAGATACTTTAGACAGCCTTGCAAATGGCACAATCAGAAATGCACCTGAGGGTTTGCCGCCCGTGCCAAATGAACTGCGTCAATCTGCGGCGGCTGCAAGGGCAGAAATTGATGGCGCTTTGGCTAGAGAAATTCAAAAAGCAGGCGCAACCAAAACTGGCGTATGGAATCAAAATTCAGTCAACAATGTTTTGAATTCAGTTATTGGACAAAAAATTCTAGAAACTTTTTCGCCAGAGGAAATTAAGAATTTTCATGTTTTAAATTACGCTGGTCACTTGATGCCAGGCATCCATCCTTACGAGGGCGCAGGCTTGCAACAACGAAGGCTTGGAATCATTGAGGGCAATTTGCCAAAAGCAGGCATGACCGCTGGTGCAACGGCTGGCGGTTTTATTGCTGGTCCAACAGGTGCGGCAGTTGGTGGGTATATTGGTGGAAAAGCTGGCGAAAAAGGCCAAGCGGCATTAGCATCAAGAACTGCAAAAATTGAAGCTGAAAAAGCACAAAAAGCGTTAAAAGAATCAGCCCAAAAAGGTTCAAAACTTTCAGATATAGGGAAAAAATAATGGCAGTCAATCTATCACCTATCGGCAACGGTCAACAGTTTTTTGACAACAACGGCATACCGCTTAATGGTGGATTGCTGTACACATATCAAGCTGGTTCAACCACACCACTGACAACCTACACAGACATTAATGGCACGATAGCTAATGCAAATCCTATTGTGTTGGATTCTGCGGGTAGATCGTCAAATGAAATCTGGTTGACCTATGGATTCAACTATAAATTTGTGTTGAAAACATCTGCTGGTACAACCATTGGCACATACGACAACATATATGGCATCGTGGGTGTGCAAACTGCGGTAGGCACTACTATCCCATCAGGCATGATTTCATTGTGGTATGGGTCTATTGGAAGTATTCCAACGGGATGGTATTTGTGTGATGGTACAAATGGCACACCTGATTTGCGTGATAGATTTATTGTGGGCGCAGGAACAACTTATTCTGTGGCGGCTACTGGCGGTTCAAAAGATGCAAGTTTGGTAAGTCACACACATACTGCAACGGTTACAGACCCTGGACACTTTCATTCAAATGGTGCGATTTATCCTTATAACGGTACAGGAACGCAAGCAGAACAAAACCAAGCTGGCGCACCATCTGATTACACCAGTTTCAATGTAAACACAGGAACAAAAACAACGGGCATCACCGTGGCTAACAGCACAGAAGGCGTTTCTGCCACAAATGCAAATCTTCCACCTTATTACGCACTTGCGTATGTTATGAAGAGTTAATCATGGAAATTGACCCCGTCAAATATGGTGTGCTTTGGCAAAAAGTTGAATCTTTGGAAGCCAAAATAGACAAGCTAGAAACTAGCATGGATAGGCTATTAGAGTTGGCAAACCAATCTAAAGGCGGGTTCTGGATGGGTATGGCGGTTGTTTCTGCCATATCTAGCATTGCTGGATATTTCACCAACTGGCTACACAAGGGGTAAGAAATTGATCCAATCACTCTTATTGCAATGGCAAGCACGGCTGTTGGATACATCAAACAAGGTTGTGCTCTTTATAAAGAATACAAAGCCACGGGTGCTGAAGTGGTTGATGTTATCCAAGACATCAGTGGTCACTTGGGTAAATTCTTTACGGCACAAGAAACCTTAACCAAGGTTGTCAAAGAAGAAGAAAAGAAACCTAAAACTGCGTCATTAAATCAACAGGCGTTAGACAGGGTTTTAGCGCAAAGAAGAATGGCGCAAATGGAGGTTGAGTTAAGAGAAACGCTGATATATCAAAGCCCACCTGAGTTGGGTGCAATATATACAGATTTCATAGAAATGCGAAAGGTAATCCAAGAAGAACAGGAACAGGCAGAAGCAGAGCAAAAGCAGCGTGAAAGGCTTAAACAATGGCAACGAAAGCAAATGATAAGCGCACTGCAAGACAAGGCTCTGTATCTAATAGCGACTATGGTGGTTATTCTGTACCTGTATCTAATGGCGTATCTAATCGTTCTGGACAGGAAAGTTCGATGGGGTTTTTAATTGGATTAGTTGTGATGTGTTTTGTTTTTGTCATCATATTGCCAGTGATGGGAATGATGTACATGGATATTCTTGAGGCAAAACATGAGACACAACACCAACAAAAACAAGTACAAAAGTTAATTGACCAAGCAAAGGAAAAATGATGGATTGGCTTAAACAAATTGCACCTACTATCGCCACTGCTTTAGGCGGTCCATTGGCTGGACTTGCTGTTGATGCAATCTCTAAAGCTGTTGGAATAGACCCTAAAGACGTTAATAAGACCATTGCCGAGGGTAAGTTAACCGCTGACCAGATAGCCCAGATTAAGACCGCTGAGATAGCTATGGCGGCAAGGGCACAAGAGATGGGTCTGGACTTTGAAAAGATAGCTGTTGATGACCGCAAGTCTGCCAGACAAATGCAATCCACTACTCAGTCTTGGATACCTGGCATCATGGCTATTGCCGTCACCATTGGATTCTTTGGTATTTTGGTTGGTTTGATGACTGAGCACTTTAAAACATCTGATGCGCTGATGCTAATGCTTGGGTCACTAGGTACGGCATGGACGGGCATTATTGCTTTTTACTTTGGATCTTCTGCGGGTAGCCAAGCCAAGGATCAGCTTCTTCACAAATCAAGCCCTACACCATGAATTTAACTTTGCACTTTACCCTTGAGGAATTGACGTTCACAGACCACCGTGAGTTTGACAATACCCCTAATGAACAAGAATTAGAAAATCTGAAACGTCTAAGTTTATTTTTAGAAGAAGTAAAGAAACTTCTAGGTGGTAAAGCAATCATGGTGAATAGTCCAC